TCATGGGGCGACTTGAAGGACTATAGAGGACAATGAAGATGTATCTTGAACACGCAGCCACCAAGCGCCGCTACCAGATCGTCGGGGTGAGTGAGGACAAGACGAAGATCACGCTGAAGGGCGAGCATGGCACCTTCACCGAGGATTATGACAAGGACAAGTTCAAGCGGCTGGGGTACAATCTGGTGCGCGCTGCCTGAGCGCGTCCCCTCTCGTGGAGAAGAGCCATGCCCTCGAGCAAGAACTACGTTCGTGACTACAAGCAGGAAGCCCGCACCGCCCGCGCCCGCGGCGAGATCGGTGGCTCCGACACGCCCAACGCGGCGCGCAAGCGCGCTCGACGGCTGGCCCTGAAGAAGGGCATGGTGAAGCCCGGACAGGACGTCCACCACAAGAAGCCGCTCTCCAAGGGCGGCAGCAACAGCGTCTCGAACCTGCAGGCGGTGAGCCCCTCGAAGAACCGGAGCTTCGCCCGCAACTCGGACGGCAGCATCAAGAAGAAGAGTTGATATGTTCTTGAAATGTAGATGGTGCTTCAAGTGGTTCCTCATGCTGATCGAAGATGAGCCGTGCGAGCACTGCCGGGGGCGGCAGTGACCACGCCGCGCCGGGCGCTGCTGGAAGAGGCAGCCGAAGTCATCTCCGTAGATCGCGCGGCGACGCACGGAAGAGCTGAGAACAGCTTCGCATCTATCGCAGGTGCGTGGAACTGGTGGCTGGAGGTCCGTGGCAAGGGCCCTCTGTCCGCCGTGGACGTGGCCGTCATGATGGACCTGTTCAAGACGGCCCGGATCGCCAACAACCCGACCCATCGGGACAACTGGCTGGACAAGGCGGGCTACTCCGCCTTGGGCTACGAGATCGCAACCGAGGAGGACATAGACGATGACGAACCAAAATGGCGCGGAGACGCCTGAGCAGGCACCAAACGTCCACATCATGGTGGACCTTGAGACCATGGGCACGCATCACCGCGCGCCGATCCTGTCGGTCGGAGCCTGTGTGTTCAGCCCCGCCGGCGGGGAGATCGAGGACAGCTTCTACACGGGCGTGGAGCTGCAGAGCAACATGGCTGCCGGTCGGATGCCTGACGCCAGCACCATCATGTGGTGGATGAGCCCGGAGCGCGCGGCGGCGCGGGAGGCTCTGCTGGAGCCGAACAAGGTCGACCTGTTCGACGCGATGATCGGCCTGTCCACGTGGGCAACCACCGGGCGCGGCGGCGGGCACGTCATCGTCTGGGGTAACGGAGCCACGTTCGACAACGTGATCCTCGAAAGCGCCTACAACGACGTAGGTTTGCCCAAGTTCTGGAGCTACAGGCACGACCGCTGCTACCGGACGCTCCGGGCTCTCGCACCTCACATCGAGGTCCCATCGGTCGGCACGAGCCACCACGCGCTGGACGACGCCATCTTCCAAGCGAAGCACCTGCAGGCCGTCGTGAAAGAGCTGGGTCTGACCCTATGACCACACCTGCCGCTTGGAGTTACTCATCTCTTTCAGACTACAAGAACTGCCCTCAGGCGTTCTACCGCAAGCGCGTCGTGAAGGACGTGCAGGATACCAGCACCGAGGGGCTGGTCTGGGGAAACAAGGTCCACAAGGCGTTCGAGCTCTACGTGAAAGAGGGCAAGCCGCTGCCGGACATGCTGAAAGAGCACCAGTTCATCCTCGACCCGTTGAGGGAGATGGGCTCCAAGCGGTGGACTGAGCGCAAGATCGCCATGAACCGGAAGCTGCAGCCATGCGGCTTCTTCGACAAGGACGTCTTCTTCCGCGGCGTGATCGACTACACCAGCCTGAACGGCTGCGGGGCGACGATCGTCGACTACAAGACGGGCAAGCAGAAGAACGACTTCGCTCAGCTGAAGCTGTTCGCACTTTGGATTTTCGCGGAGTATCCGCACGTCACCGGGGTCGAGTGCAAGTTCTACTGGACGAAGACCAAGACGTTTACCCGGGAGACCTACACCCGGGACCAGATCGCACAGCTCTGGGGCGACTTCGTCCCAGACCTTCGCCAGTACCGCCGGTCCTTCCATGAGGACCTGTGGCCCACGAAACCGTCCGGCCTGTGCGCGTGGTGCCCAGTCACTGACTGCAAGCACTGGAAGCCGCGCCCCGCCGGGCGGTAGCAGATCGGGAGCGCAACCCGATCCTCCCTACGGCCGGGAAAGGAAGGCGCAAGGCTGGACCCCGAGAGGGGCGCGCAGGCTAGAGGCTGGCCTGCACCTTACAACCACGAGGACATGACATGCCACCACGCACATTCGTCACTGAGAAAGACGTCAAGGCCGAGGTCAAGAAGCTGCTGACCAAGCACGGCTGGTTCTGGTGGATGCCGCCCGGAAATGGGTACGGCACCGGCGGCGTCGCCGACTTCAACGCGATCAAGAACGGGGTGTTCCTCGCGATCGAGACCAAGTTTGGATCGAAGAAGCCCACCGCGAAGCAGAGTGCGTTTCTCGAGAGCATCCACGCCGAGGACGGCTTCGGGTTCGTGGTCAACGAGAAGCTGGTCGGAGACCTTGACGTCTGGCTCACTCTGTTCAGCCGCGCGGCGACGAACGTGGCGCACAAGGACCCCATCTCGACTGACGATCAGCGACAGCTTCTCGAAGTCATGCAGGCGCTCACGGCGCTCATCGTGACCCCGTCCCGAGGCTGACCCCATGCTCTATCATGCTCCTACGCAGAGCATGCTGCTCAGCATGCCTGATCCGATGGTTATTCGCAGCGTCCTGCCGCACTCGCGCCTGCTGGATCACAAGGATTACAACCTCGCCGTTCAGCACACGCTGGAGAGCACCCGGGTCCTCCGGAACATGGGCCTGCAGGTCCCGGCCCCGATCAACACGAGCTACTCATGGCCGGGCAAGTATCAGCCATTCAAGCACCAGCGCGTCATGGCCGAGGCCAAGACCCTCTACCGCCGGGTCTTCGATCTGAGCGATCCCGGCACCGGCAAGACCGCCAGCACCCTGTGGGCGATCGACTGGCTCATGAAGACCGGACGGGTCAACAAGGCGCTGATCCTGAGCCCCTTGTCCACGCTGGAGCGGGTCTGGGTGTCCGACGCTTTCGACGTGCTCATGCACCGGACCACGTCGGTGGTATACGGCACGAAGCAGAAGCGCCTCGCCGCGCTGGAGGCAGACGCCGACATCTACATCATGAACCACGACGGCGTGAGCATCCCCGACGTGGTCAAGGCGATCCAGCGCCGGCCTGACATCGACCTGCTGGTCATCGACGAGGCGTCGATGTTCCGGAACCATGGCACGAAGAAGTACCGCAACCTGAAGAGCCTGATCCGGCCCGACATGCGTCTCTGGATGCTGACCGGGACGCCCTGCCCGAATGCGCCCACGGACGCGTGGGCCTTGGTGAAGCTGCTCAACCCTGAGCGAGTTCCGAAGTTCTTCGGCCAGTTCGAGCGCATGACCATGGTGCCGGTGAGCCAGTTCAAGAAGGTGCCCCGGCAGGACGCCTACAAGATCGCCTACGAGGCCATGCAGCCTGCGGTACGCTTCAAGAAGTCGGAGTGCATCGACCTGCCGCCGGTGACGATTACCGACCGCGCTGCGCCGGTCACTGGAGAGCAGAAGAAGCTTCTTCAACAGATGCGTAACACGATGAAGGCGGAGGCGGCAACACACCAGATCACCGCGGCCAACGCGGCCGACAAGATCAGCAAGATGCGGCAGATACTGCTGGGCTCGGTGAAGGATAAAGAGACCGGGGCCTACGTCCACGTGGATCACAAGCCGCGGGTCGAAGTGCTGCGCGAGTGCATCGAGCAGGCGGTCGCCAAGGTCATCGTGATCGTACCGTTCAAGGGGATCATCCGGGAGCTTGAGGAGAACCTCTCCAAGGACTACAGCGTGGGCGTCCTGAACGGCGACGTCAGCCACAAGCGGCGGAACCAGATCGTCCAAGACTTCAAGGAAACGCCGGACCCTCACCTGCTGCTCTGCCACCCACGGGTCATGTCGCACGGCTTGAACCTGACTGAGGCAGACATGACGATCTTCTACGGGCCGATCAGCTCGAACGACGAGTTCCAGCAGGTCACCGAGCGCTTCAACCGGAGCGGTCAGAAGAACAAGATGTCGATCATCCGCATGGGTGCGCACCCGCTCGAGTGGGAAATCTACAAGCTGGTGGACACCCGCAAGCTGTCGCAAGATACGATCTTGAACCTATACTCGCAGATTGTAGACAACGACTTCACTTGACACTACAACCTGTTAGTTGTATAAGCTGACTATAACTTTTCAACAAAGGTACTCACTATGGCTATCGACGCAAACCGCCTCGTCAAGACATTCGTGAAAATCCGCGACCGCCGCGCACAGCTGAAGCGCGAGTTCGAGGCGCAGGACGCCGAGCTGAAGGCGCAGCAGGAGAAACTGGAGAGCGTGCTGCTCTCCCACCTGAACAAGAACAACGAGGACAGCGTCCGCACCGCGGAGGGCACCTTCTACCGGCAGCTGAAGGTCATGCCCAGCGCCACGGACTGGGACGCCTTCTACGCTTGGATCAAGGAACACGACGCCTTCGACGCGCTCGAGCGCCGGATCAAGGCCAAGTTCATCAGCGACTACATGGAGGAGCATGCAGACGATCCCGACAACAACCTGCCTCCGGGCGTCTCGGTCTACAAGCGGTACGACGTGCGCGTCCGCAAAGCATAACCCCAACCTACGGAGAACCCCATGAGCAACGAGCTCTCTCTTTTCGACAGCGGCAGCCTGCAGGTCCCGGCGCACCTGCAGGACCTGAACGAAGAAGGCAACATCCAAGATCGCGTTCAGGTCCCGTCCCTCTCCTACGAGGGCAAGGTCTGGTCGATCATCCTGAACGGCGAGAAGACCCAGCTGGTCAAGCTGGACGCTGACGGTGACGAAGTCCCGCTGGCCGTCATGCGCGTGGTCGTGCTGGACTACGCCCAGCGCCGCGGCCGGGCCTACTACGAGGGGTCCTATGACCCGACCAACGCCGGCAAGCCGGTCTGCTTCTCGGACGACGGCATCAAGCCGCACCCCAGCGTGCAAGAGCCTCAGGCCTCCGCATGTGACGGCTGCCCGATGTCGGTCAAGGGATCGCGCGTGTCCGAGCAGGGCAAGCAGATCGCCGCCTGCAGCCAGCACCGGGTCCTCGCCGTGGTCCCCGCCCACAAGATGGACATGGAGCCGCTGCGCCTGAAGATCGCGGTCACCTCCGACTACGACAAGGAAAACGATCTGGAGGCAAAGGGCTGGATGGCGTTCCAGCAGTACCGCGACTTCCTCAAGGCTCGTGGGATCAACCACACGGCGATGCTCGTCACCAAGATGCGCTTCGACCCCGGCGTGGCCTATCCCAAGGTCCTGTTCTCGCCCGACCGCTGGGTGGAGCCGGACGAGAAGCCGGTCATCAACCCGAAGGTGAAGTCCCAAGAAGTGAAGGACATCCTCTCGGGCGAGGCACTGAACCCGGCCAGCCCGGGCGGCGCGGCCGGAGTGTCGGACGACGAGGTCGAGAACGAGACCACTGATGAGGACGGCGAAGCGATCGCTGCGGCTGAGGCCAAGCGCAAGGCTGCCGAGAAGCGGAAGGCTGCCAAGGCCAAAGCGGATGCCGAGGCTGCAGAAAAGGCCGAGATCGAGCGGATCGAGAAGGCCCGGGCCGAGAAGAAGGCCAAGGCCGCGGCGATCGTGGACGATGACGACGATGATGAGATCGTGGTATCCACCAAGGCCAAGGCCAAGGCCAAGCCCGCGGACGATGACGCGATCGAAGGCGAGGTGGTCTCGGACGATGTCCCCGACGATGTCGCAGCGTTGCTTGAAGACTGGGACGACGACTGATCTATTGCGAGGGCCCCCGTGGCAGCGGGGGCCCTCAGTCTCCCACTTTCGCGACGAAGGCCGACCATGCACGCTCTGCAGTTCCTGCGTACACTCTGGCCCAGTCAGGGGTTCTACGTCCTAGCCACGCCTTTTGTTCCCAAGGGCCAGAAAAAAGCCGTCTTCCGTCACCATGTTTTCTCGTCGATCGAGGACGCTGCTGACCACGTAGCCCAGACACGCCTGACCAAGGACCTCTACTTCGGGGTGCTCTCGCTGCGCGAGGAGCGCGTCTGGAACCCGAAGAAGATGGACTACAAGAACGGCACAATGGGTGCCTACGAAGTCCGTGTACACCGCAACATCTTGTCTGGTAAAGCCCTGTTTTTCGACGTCGACGTCGGCGACGCAGAGGAGAAGTACGCCACGCAGGCCGAGGCGCTGCTGGCGGTCAAGCGGTTCGTTCGCGCCACCGGGCTACCCGCCCCGATGGTGGTCTCTTCCGGTGGCGGCATCCACCTCTATTGGCCGTTCGACCGTGACGTTCTGGTGGCCGACTGGACCGTGCTCGCGAAGCAGCTGAAGCTCCTCGCCGCCGCCCACAAGCTCCGCGTCGACCCGATGCGAACCACGGACATCTCGTCAGTTCTCCGGGTGGCCGGCACGCTCAACTTCAAGGACCCGCTGAACCCTCGCAAGGTGAAGGTGCTGGCCGAGGGCAAGGTGTCGGACCTCGGCACGCTCACACAGACGCTACAGCACGCCCTGATCCGCGCCGGGGAGCAGGTGCCCACGGTGGCCGACCTGTCCTCCAGACCGCCTTCTGATGACGAGCTGGGCGACAACACAAGCCGCACCTACGACGACGTTCCCGTGCAGATGAAGACCCTCGGCAGGGTCTGCGAGCAGGTCAAGCAGTTCGTGAGGAAGGGCGGGGATGTCCCGGAGCCTGAATGGTACGGGATGCTGCAGCTGATCCGGCACACCGAGAACGGCGAGCACTGGGCGCACCAATGCTCTTCCGGGGCCGAGAGCTACGACCGCGACGACACGCAGGCCAAGCTCGACCAGCTGGCGACCAAGGGTATGGGCCCGACCATGTGCGCGAGGATCGCCGACGTGGGCGACGCGTCGATCTGCAAGGCCTGCCCACATTTTCACAGGAAGACTTCACCGCTGGTGATCGCGCGGAACCACACCAACATCCCGCCGCCGGTTCTCCAGTCGGCGGTTGCCGGGGCCACGCCGGTCGCGCCGCCGGAAGCGCCTGAGCCCTACGAGTGCTGCGACGTCCAAGGCGTGCGGATCAGGACAGAAGACGAGGATGGGAACCAGCACCTAGAGCGCATCCTCTACATCCCCCTGCGCCCAGTGGTCCGGCAGCGCGACAAGGACAACCGGCTCGAGCATGTGGTATGGCAGACCAAGCTCCCGCGCTCTGCGGACCACACGCTCTTCACCGTGCCAGCGTCCGACACCTACAAGACGGACGCGCTCGCCGCGCACCTCGCCAACAACGGTGTCTACGTGATGCCGGACCAGACCAAGAAGGTGTTTCAGTACATGGTCGCATACATCCAGCAGCTCCAGAACGAGAGCGACGTCGTGGACGCGCACAGCGCGCTCGGGTGGCAAGCAGATTTTCAGGCCTTCGTCCTTGCGGACCGCAGCCTGCAGCGCACCGGAGGCGTGGCTCAGGCGTCGCTGACCCCGAACGCGGAGAGCGCGGCGCGATCGCTGCACAAGGCCGGGACGCTGGAGAAGCAGGTCGAGCTCCTGCGCTTCTACGCCCGGCCCGAGTACGTGGCGCAGCAGTTCTTCATCTTGGGCAGCCTCGCCTCACCGCTCTTCCACATGACCGGGCACGCCGGGGTCATCGTGAACGCCACGGGCAAGCCCGGTGCGTCGAAGTCCACCAGCCTCTACACCGCGGCCTCGTTCTGGGGCGACCCGATCATGACACCGCTGAGCGGCACCCAGCAGGGCGCGACGACCAAGGGCAGGATGAACCGCCTGACCACCATGGGCAGCCTGCCGTTCTGCGTGGACGAGGTCACGACGATGCCGCCTGACGCGGTGCAAGAGCTGGCCATGTCTGTGACGCAGCCGACGCCGCGGGTGCTTCTGAACTCGAACAGTACCGAGCGCGCCACCAGCAGCACCCCGCGGTCCACGGTCATGCTGACCACCTCGAACAACTCGATCCAAGGGCTACTGGCCTACCAGAACAGCGCAGGCACCGCGGGGGCGATGCGCGCGATCGAGATCGAGATGGTGGCTCAGGACATCCACACGAAGGGCGAGGCGGACGAGTACCTGCGCCTGCTGCGGGAGAACTATGGGCACCTCGGCGAGGCGTTCATTGCCCACGTGGTCCTGAATTACGACACGGTCGCGGAGCGGGTCCGGGCCAAGGTCCGGGAGATCGACACCCTCGGCCGCATCCGGTCCAGCGAGCGCTTCTGGTCGGCGGAGATGGCGTGCGCGATCGTCGCATGCGAGATCGCCTACGAGCTCGGCCTTCTGGCCTTCGACGCGAAGGCGCTGCAGCACTGGATCATAACTGTGCAGCTTCCGCAGATGCGCGGCACCGTGCTCGCCGAATACGACACCCCGATCAGCACGCTGACGAACTACATGGAGACGATCTCCGCTCAGATCATCGTGGTCGCAGAGGACGAGAACTCGGGCATGACCTACGTGAAGCGCCCGCCGGTGGGCGCGCTGCTCGGTCACTACGACCAGTCGCGCGACACTCTTTGGCTCCTGCGCAAGGGCTTCAAGGATTACTGCCAGCGCGTGGGCGCGAACTCGGTGGAGGTGCTGCGTGCCTTGTCCCAATCCAGCCCGCCGGTTGTCGTCGCGCTGGACCGCAAGGTGATCCTCGGGAAGGGCACGGATTTCGCCAAGGGCCAATCTCGGTGCATTGGGATCAAGATGGATCACCGGGAGATGTCTGGCGCAGCCGACTTACACGTGGTCACGGGCAAGACGTCCGATGCGACTGCGCCAGTTAGGGGGCGAGCTGACAGGTCTGGGTGAGTGAGGAGGAACCCATCCTGTTCTTCGCACGCGAGGTCGGCTGCCCCCGCGGCGCTCAGCCCCTTTTTGATCACATGAAGCCGAACCCTTTGCTGACCTTGATACCGTTCTCGTCGGTGATTGTGCTCAAAGCTCCGCGCCGCGTAGCACCGGTAGCGGGGAGTATAGGCGCAGGGGACGCGCTTGTGGTTGAAGTCCTTCCTCCCAAAGCGCGCCGCGCCGCGACCGACGCAGCGTCTGCGAACGCGGTTGCAGGCGTGTTCGACCAGAGCACCCCTCCACCGGCGAGGAGATCGGCACTGGGCTGCAGCCTCATCGCTTCGGTGGCCACCTGCGTCTGCTCCGTGTTCGCCATGCTCAGCCCTGCTCGCGCGTCTGACGCCCTGACCTCAGCCGCGGTCAGGTCCGGCATCCCTGCGGCCCGGGCGCGGTTCACGGCCGCTGAGGCCTCGTTCTGGGCGATCTGCGAGGGCGTGAGTGTCATCTGACTTTCTGCAGCCATGCGCGCGGTCTGCGCCCGGCTTGTGTCTGCGTTGGCTTGTTGCTTCTGGAGTTCCTGCTTCTTGCGAAGAGCGTCGGCCCAGTTGATCATTCCGAAACCCATAGGTATCTCCTCATACCGACAGCGATTTGACTTCGCTGGTGCTTCTGCTGAAGCTCTCGCTGTAGCTCCTACTGGTCGCGTTGCTGACGCTGTTGCTGGACGACAGGCTCTGGCTATGGCTGGCTGCCAAGCTACGCGAGTTGTTGAACGACGTCGAGACGCTGTTCGAGCTGAGCGCCGCGGCCCCGAGCTGCGCGGACACAGTTGCCCCGACCTTTGCAGCATCCAGTACCATGGACCGCTGGGTCATGAAGAGCTCTGCATTCGCCCGGGCCTGCGCCAGCGCGACCTCGGTGGAGTTGACCGCCGCCTGCGCAGCTGCCGACCACTGGCGCGCGAGGACCTCGTTGAACGTGCCCACGGCGCTGGCCTCGGATTGGTACATCCGCGCCACGGCGTCGTTCTTCGATGCGATCGCACGGATGCGCTCGCCCTCTGTCTGGGCCTGCGTCCGGTAGGCATCCCACTGAACCTCGTTGGCCCTGATCTGGCTGTTCAGCACCGCGACACGAGCGTCGATGAACTTGGCGCTGGCGTCCACCTGCGCGCCGTAGGCTGACACCGCCGAACGGTAGGCTTCCTGCTTCGACGTCTCGGCCTGCACGCCGGCGCGGTAGCCCTCCACCTGCGCGGTGTAGGCGTTGACTTGCGACCCGTAGGCCCGAACCTGCTCGCCAAACACCTCCATCAGGCGCTGGCGTATCT